CTCTGCTAGCAGCGCATATGTGGCCACAAAGTATTTGCTCCCCACATGTGTACGGAGGCCACGACGAGGTGTATATACGTGGCGCCATAGGCCGTGGGGTCTTGAAATAACATTGGATAACATCTGTGGGTGCGAGAAAAGGTCACAAAGGTTTTGTGAAAGGTGAACCTCGCGTCAAAGGTGCTGGGCGCAAGAAGGGTACACCCAATAAGATCACCGCTGATATTCGCTCATCGATCAAGCTGCTTTCAGAGCGCAATGTCACGGGGTTTGAGGCGCTTATCGACCGTGTGGCTAAGAAGGATCCAGCTCGTGCGATGGACCTCCACCTCAAGGTGTTGGAGTTCAACATCCCGAAGTTGCAGCGCACTGAGATGACTGGGTTGGATGGCGCGGCACTAACTGTGGAGCTCAGCGCAGGAGACTCGAAACTTTGAATGCCGCGGCTCAAGCTGTACATGAGACGCTCTTCCGCTTCACAGCGAAGCAGGAGGAGGCGCAGGAGTATTGCACTGGTGAAGCCACCCATTGCATGCTCTTCGGCGGCAGCCGCTCAGGTAAGACGTTCCTGATTGTGCGCAACATCGTTGCCCGCGCCTTGAAGGCGCCAGGTTCACGCCACCTGATCTGCCGCTTTCGCTTCAACCACCTGAAGTCGTCGATCATCCTTGATACATTTCCGAATGTGATGCGTCGTTGCTTCCCGCAGGTGAAGTACAACCTGTCAAAGTCGGATTGGTACGTGACGTTGCCCAACGGTAGTGAGATCTGGTTTGCTGGTTTGGACGACAAGGAGCGTCTCGAGAAGATCTTGGGTAAAGAGTACGTTACCATCTATCCCAACGAGTGCTCGCAAATTGCGTGGGACTCCATCCAAGTGTTAATCACACGTCTTGGCCAGAAGGTGATGCAGGTTGTCAAGGGTCTGCGTGCGCAGCTCTTGAAGCTGCGCATGTACTATGACTGCAACCCACCGACGAAGGCGCATTGGACCTTCCGCGTCTTCAAGCAGAAGGTGGATCCTGAGACGAAGCTGCCGCTTGCGCAGGCCAGTGACTACACCTGCTTCCAGATGAACCCTATCGACAACCAGGAGAATCTCTCGCCTGAGTACATGCGCATGCTGTCGCAGCTCTCAGCGCGGATGCAGCGTCGATTTAAGGATGGGGAATTCGGTGAGGCGGCACCAGGTGCATTGTTCGACGAGTCCATCATTGACCGTTGGAGGGTGCTCGATGGCAACCTGCCGCAGATGGTGCGGGTGGTGGTAGGTGTGGATCCATCGGGGTCGGGTGATACTGACAACGCAGATAACGACGAGATTGGCGAGGTAGTTGGCGGCTTAGGTGTGGATGGTCGCGCTTATCTCATGGAGGATCTGTCGTTGAAGGCGGGTCCAGCGACGTGGGGCCGTATGGCCGTGGTCTCGTATGGGCGTCATAAGGCGGACGTCATTGTCGGTGAGACGAACTTCGGTGGTGATATGGTGAAGGCCACGATCCAAACAGCGGCATCAGCTGAGAATATGCGCGTCAACTTCAAGAAGGTGGTGGCCTCGCGTGGTAAGCATGTACGGGCCGAGCCATTCAGCGCCTTGTACGAGCAAGGGAAGGTACGCCACGTAGGTATCATGTCGAAGCTGGAGGATGAATTATGTGGGATGACCACCACTGGTTATACCGGCACCGGCAGCCCTAACCGCGCCGATGCTTGGATCTGGGTGTTGGCTGAGCTCTTTCCCTCAGTCGTGAATGCAAATCGTGAGAAGGTCGCTGTGGCTCCACCACAACCATCTAAGAACTTTTACAAAGGTATGACTCGACATGGCTAGACCTACTGCCGAGGAGCGTTTGAATGGTGTGCATGAGCGCGCCATTCGTGAGTTTAATCGCATTCAAGCAGCTTTGCGTGATGAACGTAGGCAGTGCTTGCAGGACCGTCGTTTCTATTCAGTGGCAGGAGCCCAGTGGGAAGGTCCACTGAATGAGCAGTTTGAGAACAAGCCGAAGTTTGAGGTCAATAAGGTTCACCTCTCAGTTATCCGCATCATTAACGAATATCGCAACAACCGCATCACGGTGGATTTCGTCAGCAAGGATGGTAACGATGATGATTTGCTAGCTGACACCTGTGACGGGCTGTACCGCGCCGACGAGCAAGACTCAGGGGCTGAGGAAGCTTACGACAACGCCTTTGAGGAGGCGGTGGGCGGCGGCTTCGGAGCGTGGCGACTGCGCACCAAGTACGAGGATGAGGAAGATCCTGAGAATGAGCAGCAGCGTATCTGCTTTGAGCCGATCTATGATGCGGATTCGTCGGTGTTCTTCGACCTCGATGCAAAGAAGCAGGATAAGTCAGATGCGAAGCGCGCCTATGTCATCATCTCGAAGTCACGTCAAGACTATATTGACGAGTACAATGACGATCCAGCTTCTTGGCCGAAAACTGTTCATCAGAATGAATTCGACTGGTCCACGCCGGATGTCGTGTACCTGGCTGAGTACTATGAAATCGAGGAGCGTCGTGAGACGACACACATCTATAAGATGCTAGATGGTACTGAGGAACGCTACTCTGACGATGAGCTTGAGGAGCCGGCACGTGAAGCTGGCGAAGGCGAGGACGAAGAGGCGCTACCCACGAAGCGCGATGAACTGAACTCACTTGGTGCTGAGGAGATCCGCACTAAGAAAATCAAGCGGAAGCGTGTGCATAAGTACCTCTTCTCAGGTTCGAAGATCCTAGATGATATGGGACTGATTGCTGGGTCATGCATCCCGGTGATCCCGGTATATGGCAAGCGGTGGTTCGTCGACAACGTCGAGCGGTGCATGGGCCACGTGCGGCTCGCCAAGGATGCGCAGCGCTTGAAGAATATGCAGCTGTCGAAGCTGGGTGAGATCAGTGCCTTGTCCTCAGTGTCGAAGCCGATCGTGTCGCCTGAGCAGATTGCCGGCCACCAGCTGATGTGGGAGGAGGACAACATCAAGAATTTCCCCTACCTGCTGCTCAACCCCGTGACTGACAAGGAGGGGAATGAGCAGACGGTTGGGCCGACAGCCTACACTAAGTCACCCGAGATTCCGCCGTCGCTCGCAGCGTTGTTGCAGCTAACTGAAGATGACATGAAGGACCTGCTTGGTAACCAGCAGGCTGGCGAGGAGATCCAAGGAAATATCTCGACTGAGACCGCCCACCTCATTCAGAACCGCGTCGACATGCAGACTTTTATCTACTTATCGAACATGGCGAAGGCTGTGAAGAGGTGTGGTGAGGTCTGGCTCTCGATGGCGCGCGACGTCCTCGTGGAAGAAGGGCGCGTTATGAAGGCGCGCGGCGCCTCAGGCGAGCTCAGCCGCGTGCAGCTGATGAAGCCGATGATCAACGAGAAGACCGGTGAGGTGGAGCACCGCAATGACTTGGCTAAGGCGAAGTTCGACGTAGCTGTTGAAGTGGGGCCGTCCAGCTCAACGAAGCGGGCGGCGACAGTCCGTGCTCTCATCAACATGGCGCAGCTAACTGAGGACCCGGAGACTAAGCAGGTGCTTGGCTCTATGGCCATGATGAACATGGAGGGTGAGGGTGTCGGCGATGTCCGTCGCTACTTCCGCCAGAAGCTGATTCGCATGGGCGTAGTAAAGCCAAATGAGCAGGAGGCCATTGAGCTCAAGCAGGAGCAAGCTAACCAACAACCTTCGCCGCAGGATCAATACTTAACCGCGGCTGCTGGGGCTGAGCAAGCGCGCGGCGTGAAGGCGCAGGCTGATACCATCGCAGTGCAGGCGAAGGCTGATAAGGACCGCGCGGATACACTGAAGACTTTAAATGACATTGATAAAGATCAAGGTCATCTAGCAATCAAGGCGATTCAGGAGCTGGGCCCGCGTGTAACGCCGCCAAGCTTGCCTGGTTCGCCAGTGCAGAATTAGTTGTGGTTGAGTATCATCCAACCATGACATGTTAACGGTATCCGCCCCGCCGCTGAGTGGGTGAGTTAGACGAGGTCAGTATGGGTAACGAAACGGCAGAGACGACGACTGAAGTGGTAGTTGACGAAGCGGCGCAGGCCGCAGCGGCAGCTGCTTTGGCGACTGCAGGCGCTGAGCAAACATCCGGCGCTGATGACACCAAGACAGGCGAGACGCTCGCTGGTGAAACAGGAGCTGAAGCAGATGAGGTCGTAGTCACCATTGGGGATGAAGCGCCGCCCCAAGAAGAGGAAGAAATTGCTAAGGCCCCAGAGTGGGTGCGTGAGTTGCGTAAGACGAATCGCGAGCTGGTGCGTCAGAATCGAGAGCTGCAACGACAACAAGCTGAGAAGACCCAGGCTGCGCAAGCAGCTGAGCTGGGCGCTAAGCCGAAGATGTCGGATCCAGAAATCGACTATGACGCCGCTAAGTTCGAGGAAGCGTTGAGTGCGTGGAATGACAAGAAGCGCCAAGCTGATCAAGAATCTGCAAACCGTCAAGCTGCTGAGCGTAAAGCTCAAGATGCTTGGCAAGCGCAGCTTGATAAGTACGGTGCGGCTAAGGGTCAGCTGAAGGTCAAAGACTTCACTGAAGCTGAGGCCACGGCAATGGAGGCTCTCAACCAGGTGCAGCAAGGCATTGTGGTGCAGGGAGCTGACAACGCTGCGCTTGTCATGTACGCGCTTGGCAAGAACTCTGCTAAACTCAAGGAGCTTAGCTCAATCACTGACCCCGTGAAGTTCGCCTTCGCGGTTGCCAAGCTGGAGAAAGACTTGAAACTTACAACACGCAAGGCGCCACCGCCGCCTGAAAAGACGGTGACTGGCTCGGCTCCTAAGTCAGGAGCTGTTGACTCACAACTCGATCGGCTGCGCGCTGAAGCTGAGAAGACTGGCGACTACACGAAAGTGAACCAGTATCATCGGCAGAAGCGTAAAGCTTCGTAACAACATTTTTCTTGGAGTTCTACAATGAGTAATTCATTCAGCAAAGAGGAGCGCGTTGCATTTGAGCAGCTGATCCTGGGTTTTGACGATGCCCTGGTCCTGTCTCGCAACGTTGCCAAATACAACCCATCGTCGCAGGAGATGGAGCGCGCCGGCGACGTCATTTGGCGTCCACAGCCGTACATCGCGCAGTCGTTCGATGGCATGGATCAGACCGGCAACTTCCAGAACCAAACGCAGCTGTCAGTGCCGGCTACGCTTGGCTTCAGCAAATCCTCGCCGTGGATCATGGATGCGAAGGAGCTGCGTGACGCGTTGCAGGAGAACCGTCTAGGCGAAGCCGCGAAGCAGAAGTTGGCGTCGGACATCAATGTCGCTATCATGAACGTTGCGGCTCAACAAGGCACGTTGGTTGTGAAGCGCACGGCAGCAGCCACGGGCTTCGACGATGTCGCGGCAGCCGAGGCGATCTTCAACGAGCAAGGCGTGCAAATGTACGACCGTTGCTTGGCGCTCAGCACGCGCGACTACAACGGCATGGCGTCGAACTTAGCAGGTCGTCAGACAATGCAGGGCAAGGTGCAGACGGCTTACGAAAAGGCCTATGTGGGTCTGATCGCGTCGTTCGACACTTACAAGCTTGACTACGCGAACCGCCAGGCGGTAGCTGCGGGCGGCGGTGGTCTCACCATCAACACCACGTTGGCAGGTGCACAGTTCTACGTGCCGAAGGCGACGTCAGTTGCGGCAACGGGCGAAAAGAACAACGTCGACAACCGCTTTCAACGGGTGACGATCTCGTCCACCACCAACGTGGCAGCAGGCGACTGCTTCACCATCGCGGGTATGGATTCGGTCCATCACATCACGAAGGGCGATACCGGTCAGCTGAAGACGTTCCGCGTCATCAGTGTGGACTCGGCTACGACGATGACCATCAGCCCGCCGATTATCAACGCTTTAGGTGGTTCGACAGCTGAGCTGCAGTACAAAAACTGCGTGGCTGTTTCAACGTCGACTACTGCTGCAATCGTGTTCTTGAACACGGCTACGGCCTCCATCAACCCGTTCTGGCAGCGCGACGCCTTGGAAATTCTTCCAGGCCACTATGCGGTGCCGACGGATGCCGGCACGGCTGTGATGCGAGCCACCACGGAGCAAGGTATCGAGGTGGTTTGGCAGAAGTTCTACGACATCAATACGATGAAGACGAAGTATCGTCTTGATACGTTGTTCGGTGTTGTGAACAAGCAGCCTGAGATGAGCGGGATCATCCTGTTCAGCCAGCCGTAATCAACCGTTTCAACTTCTCAGGAGAATATCATGGGTTCACAAACAGTTCCTCCGTTCGGCACACTGACTGTGTCAGTAGCTGCTTCGGCCAAGGTTGCAACCTACTCGGCTGCTCCTTACACGGTGGATCAGGTCGTCGGCTTTCCTAACGAGCCGCCTGCCTTATCCAATTTGTTCAACAACTCAGGCAGCAACACATCGGCGGCGTTCACGTTAGCTGGTCAGGCAGTCATTAACGCTGGTTCACAACCGGTGCTCGTCAACGTCGGCGCCTCGGCGTCGGTTTATGAGCGCTTAGATGTGACTCAGCCCACTCCAGGGGTGCTCAACGCGACCGGTGCCCTGACTGCTGCGTTGATCCTCGCTGGCATCGTCACGTCAACCACGGGTGCGGCTGTCGCCGCCACCTTGGATACTGGTACGGTGATGGATGCAGCGTTGACCATGGCGGTCGGTGACTCGTTCGACTGGTCGGTAATTAACACCGGTGCGAATACATTCACGGTGACGGCTGCAGCGGGCCACACCATCGTGGGTGTGGCTGCAGTGGCGACAGTTACGTCTGCCCGATTCATCACGACGAAGACTGCTGCGAATACGTTCATCACGTATCGCGTTAGCTAGTCTTGAAGAGGAGGGCGGTGGGTAACTGCCGCCCTCACCTTATTCGCACGGCAAAACTAACAGGAGTGAGCGACGATGAGTTTTCCAACAATTGTATACAAAGACAAAGGTCCGCACCAACGAAAGGGTGGCACCTACGATTATAAGGGCGTTGCTGACCAAGAGGAGCTAGATGCAGCCATCGAAGCCGGTTGGCATACTACGCTGCCAGCGGCGACTGGCGAGGTTGTATCCGTTGCGGCTGATTTTGATCGCTTGAAGAGTGAAATTGAAACACTCGGCGACAATGAGCCACCTACCCGCGCGGAACTTGAGCACCAAGCAAAGGAACTGGGTATCAAATTCAGCAAGAAGATGACTGACGCCGAGTTAGCTAAGCTGATCGACGTCGAATTGGGGAGCTGACCATGGGCTGGACTAAGCGGCAATTTGTCGAGGCGGCCTTTGAGGAAGTGGGCTACGCTTCTTATGCCTACGATCTGCAGCCGGAGCAGCTGCAGTCTGGGTTGCGGCGCCTCGAAGCGCTAATGGGCACCTGGAATGGCCGCGGCGTGCGCATTGGTTATCCGCTGAGCTCCAATCCAGATAATGCTAGTTTAGATGAGGTGACGAGTGTGCCTGACGCCTCCAACGAGGCGATCTACTCGAATTTAGCGTTGCGCGTGGCGCCGCTTGTCGGTAAAACTGCCTCGGCTGAGACGAAGACGACGGCGCGCAGCGCTTATTTGGAACTGCTGAGCCGTTGCACGAAGCCAAATGAGATGCAGCTTCCGCATACGCTGCCATCGGGGGCGGGGAACAAACCATGGCGGACTGACACGCCGTTTTTGCAGGTGCCAGACGATCAACTCGATGCTGGCGACGACAGCACAATTGATTTTAACTGAGGATTTTGTCATGACTCAAATCAACCAACTTACAAGAGCCTCAGACGTAGCCGCTGGCGATTTGGTGCCGGTGTTCAGCACTGATAACGGCGATGCGCGGGCGGCGGCCATCTCAGTGCTGTTGGCGTATATGCAAGCTAACTTGGATTTCCCGTCGACGTTCGCTGAGTATGTGACGCAGTATTCAGCGCCGAACGCATCAGGGTTTAACGTCACCATCACGGATGGGGCGAGCAACAACACCAACGTGCACTTGATCTTGACGCCGACTGGCGGTTTCGCGGCCGGGACGATCACGCTCCCAGCGAAGGCCGGGCTCGCGGATAAGCAGGAGGTGCTCGTCAACTGCACGCAAGCTGTTACGACATTGACCATTGGGCTTAATGGCGCCACTGGCGCGGTTGGAGCCCCGACTACCTTGGCGGCAAACGCCTTTTTCCGGCTCAAATATGATGCCGTCACTTCTAACTGGTACCGAGTGGGGTAAACTACAATGGAACGCATTAATAAATCTCCGAATGTCATTCCGGTCACGGCAAGTGATTCCACGGTCTATACACCGGCATTGATTGCCTTGCGGGTGGGGACGACAGCTGGTACGCTTGTCGTCTTCAGCGGCGGCCAGCAGGTAACGATCCCGAATGTCCTCGCCGGCGAGACAATCTACGGGTCATTTAATAAGGTTATGGCTGCCTCGACTGCAGTCGGCATCAACGGCTTCCAATTTCCTGAGTGAGTCATGCAGATTCCTGTACTCAACGGTGTTTATACGAATGAGGCCGCAGATTTCCGTGTGTCTTACCCGTATAATTTGGTGCCGGTGCCAGTCGATCAAGGAATCAGCCAAGGCTATTTGAGGCCGGCTGAGGGTGTGACTGCCTTCACTGGTTCAGGGCCAGGGGTGGATCGTGGCGGCATTAACTGGAATGGAGTCTGCTATCGGGTGATGGGCACCAGTTTGGTGTCGATTGATTCGGGAGGGGTCATCTCCGTGCTGGGCGCCGTGGCTGGCACAGATCAAGTATCATTCGACTACTCATTCGACTTCTTAGCGGTATCTGGTGGCGGCAACCTATATCTGTGGAACGGCGCCACCTTGGTGCAAAATACGGACCCTGATTTAGGGACGGTCGTCGACTTCATCTGGGTAGATGGTTACTTCATGACTACTGATGGATCATTCTTAGCTGTCACGGAGCTGACAAACCCCTTCTCAGTGTTACCAACGAAGTACGGCTCATCTGAGGTGGACCCTGACCCGATTTTAGCGCTGCTGAAATTGCATAATGAGCCCACTGCAATCAATCGTTACACGATGGAAACCTTCAGCAACATCGGCGGGGATGGTTTCCCATTCAGCCGTATTGATGGTGCGATGATTGACAAAGGGGCGGTTGGTACGCACGCTTGCTGTGTGTTTATGGATAACATCGCCCTGGTAGGCGGCGGGCGGAATGAGGCGATCTCAGTTTATCTTGGTTCAAACGGTCAGATGACACGCATCGCGACTCGTGAAATCGATTTGATCTTGGCTTCGTATACAGACGAGACACTCGCGAAGGTTAAGATAGAGCCGCGAGTGGATAAGGGGCACCAGTTGCTCTATGTTCATCTGCCTGATAAAACATTGGTCTATGACGGCGCCGCTTCGGCGGTGACTAATGATCGTGTGTGGTTTATTGTCGGGTCGAATCTTAGCCAAGCTCAATATCGCATTAGGAACTTCGTGCGTTGTTATAGCCAGTGGCTGGTGGGTGATACAGTGAACCCAGTTATTGGAACGATGACCACTGCAGTGTCAACTCATTGGGGCGCGCGAATTGGCTGGGAGTTTTCGACTGTTGCGCTTTACAACGATGGCGCTGGATGCATCTTCCACGAGCTCGAGTTGGTGGCGTTGTCTGGGCGAGTAGATCTCGGTGTCGATCCACGCATCAGCACACAGTATTCCTACGATGGTGAAATCTGGAGCCAACAGAAGTGGATTTCCCCAGGTAAGCTTGGGCAGAAGCAGAAGCGATTGGTTTGGCTTAATCAAGGGCCAATGCAACACTGGCGTATTCAGAAATTTAATGGCGATAGTGACAGCCGGCTGTCTATCGCGCGATTAGAAGCTCGCGTCGAGCCGTTGACGGTGTAGCATGGCCAGTGAAAATGATCCACGGCCGGTCCTGCGTCAAGAGCTCGCACGAGTTTTTAAGAATCAGCGGGTGATTCGAGCGTTTGAAAAGATTTTTGATCTAATTCCGCCTGAGTTTATTGACCAACAGCAACAGATTGACGAGTTGACCACCGCTTTGGCTGATGTTTTGGCTGAGTTGTCGATTGTGCCTCAGCTGGGTGAGCTACAAGCCAGAGTGGCTGAACTCGCAAAAGAGATTCAAGACTTGAAACAGGGTGTAGTTATATGACCGTCCAAGCAAAAGTTCTTATCACTGCTGTGCAGGCGGCTGGCGTGGAGACTACGCAGTACACCGCACCAGCTAACACGCGCACCATCATTGATAAGTTCACCGGGACGAATACGACAGCTGGCGCGGTGACGTTGACAGTTAAGCTGGTCCTATCAGGCGGTGCGGCTGGGGCTTCTAATACGATCGTCTCAGCGAAGTCGTTGGCGCCGGGTGAGTGCTACACCTTCCCAGAGCTTGTCGGCCACGTGTTGGGCGCGGGCGATTTCATCAGCACGTTGGCTGGTGCCGCCACTTCGATCACGATCCGAGCCTCAGGCCGGGAGATCACCTAACATGCCGCACATCGGTGAGTTCGTAACATTTGATGATGTGGATTGGGTGACGGCGACGCTGCTTAATTCGTGGACGTCGTTCAGCGCAACCTACAACGATCCAGCTTATGCGCGTGATTCATTGGGTGTGGTGCATCTGCGCGGTGCGGCGAAGGGTGGTGTGGCGTCGCCCGCGCTGGCGTTGTTTGTGCTGCCAGCGGGGTTTCGGCCGAATAAAGATATGATTTTCCCAGTAGTTTCGAACGACCTCTTCGGTTTGGTCATCGTGCAGGCGAATGGGAACGTGCTGATGACTGTGGGGTCTGGCGTGTACGTCTCGCTCGACGGGATCGATTTTAGAGCTTATAAATAGTTTACTTTGTCAGGTAGTCGCGGTAGAGTCCGAACTAGCTGAGTTTCGGCAGCCAGCGGCCACCTCCACCTAGGAGAGCCGTTTGTGAAGAATTTTCAATTACTCGCCACCGCCGAGATCGATCCGCTGCTGAATCAGATCTTGCGTCAACCCCAGCTCTGGCAAGCTGATACCTACCTGCGCGACTATCCACAAGGCCCCTTCGGGGAAGTTGAAACGATTTTCCTACGCTTTCCACCAGCTTCGGTCAGCGAACTGGAGCGTTCACAAAAAGATCAGCATGAGTGCGTCTGGATGGACGGCTACCTGCACCTACCTGAGGCGCGCGAGCTCATCTTTGGTTTGATGACCAAGGTCAGGGGGGAGCGCCTGGGTCGTGTCATGATCAATAAGATCAACCCCGGTGGGCGTATCTACCCGCACGCTGATACGCCAGTGCACGCTGAGTACTGGGATCGTTATCACATTGTGCTGCAATCAACCCCAGATTGTAAATTTCGCTGCAGCGACGAAGTTGTCAACATGCAAACCGGCCAAGTTTGGTGGTTTCAAAACGCACTTGAGCATGAGGTAATCAACAACTCGGCTGAGGCGCGACTACATCTCATCATCGATATCCGCACGCAGCGGCTAGCTTTCACCGGGCTCACGCCGACTAAGGTGACGCCATGATTACCTGCCAAGTTGAGTCGCTGACTGAGAAGCTTGAGGAGCTCAAGCCGCTCTTCGACCCGCATTGGCGTGAGCTGGCCTTGGATCAAGATAAGGTGCCATTGGACCCGCAGTATGACATCTACTTGGCGCGCGACGCGCTCGGTGAGGTGCTGCTGGTCACGGCGCGTGACAACGGCAGGCTCGCCGGCTACTTTATCGGGTTTGTGGCACCGGGGTTGCATTATAAAACCTGCTTAACGCTGACGATGGACATCTTTTGGATACACCCTGACTATCGTGCGGAAGATAGTCTCTCGCAGCTGGAGGAGCTCGTCTTAGGTGAGGAACTCTTCAAGTTGGTGCACAAAGCTGCACAGATGCGTGGGGTGCGACGTATCTTCGCTGGATCCAAGCTTCATAAAGACGCCTCATTTTTATTCGAGCAGCTCAAATATCAAGAAGTTGAGCGTTACTACAGCCTTTGGATTGGAGAGTGACATGGTCGCAGCAGCAATCATCGGTGGCGCAGTAGTAACTGCAGGTGCCACAGCATATTCTAGCAACAAGGCTTCGAAGGCGCAGGGAGCTGCGAGCGACGCTGGCGTAGCTGAGTCGCGCTATGAGTTCGACGAAGCTAAGAAGCTGTTGAAGCCCTTTGTTGAAGCTGGGACTGGGTCATTGACTGCGCAGCAGGATCTTATTGGATTGAACGGCCCCGATGCGCAGGCTAAGGCCATCGCTGGTATCCAGTCATCGCCGCAGTTTCAATCGTTGGTTAAGCAGGGTGAGGATTCCATTCTGCAAAATGCCTCGGCCACTGGCGGGTTGCGCGGTGGCAATACGCAGGCGGCGCTGGGGCAGTTCAGACCACAGGTACTAAGTCAGCTGATTGAGTCGCAGTACAACAAGCTGGCTGGCATCACGCAGGCGGGACAAGCTTCAGCTGCGGGTCAAGCTTCAGCCGGCATCCAGACTGGGGCCAACATCGCTCAGCTGCTGCAAGCAGGTGGTGCCGCTAAGGCGGGCAACGCGATGGCGCAAGGTCAAGCCATCGGTCAAATTGGTAACTCAATCGCCTCAGCGGCAATTTTAAACAATCTCAGTTCAAACAGCGGCGGCAAGGTGTTCTAACATGACGCAACCTAACGACTACACGCTTAAGTTAGCAGATCCAACTCAAAATGTGCTTGGGTCAGTGCAGCTTGGTGCTAATCTGATGCAGTTCCAGGCAGCCAAGCAGCAGATGGCACAGGCTGATGCTGCTATGAAAGCTCACCAAGCAATGAACGCGGACATCGCCAAGCTGTCTCAGAACCCGACTCCAGCTGGTGTCGCCCAGATGATGGTGAAGTATCCGCAAATGAGTGAGCAGTTCAAACGGGGTTATGATGCACTTGGCTCAGAGCAGCAGAAGGCGAAGGTGAATCAAGCCTCGCAGGTTTACTCAGCTCTGCTGGCGGGTGACCATGACACAGCTTATAGCACCTTGAAGGGGTACGCTGAGGCCTATCGCAACTCCGGCATGACGCAAGACGCAGATTCCTCGGATGCCTTGGCTGAAATCATTAAGCTGCATCCAGATACGGCTAAGACGACGGCTGGAGTGTACCTCGCTTCCGCTATGGGGCCGGAGAAATTTCAGGAGACCTTCAGCAAGCTAGAGTCTGAGCGCCGAGAACGTGATTTGGAACCTTCGAAGCTGACTGAAGCTCAGGCCGCAGCGCGAGCAGCAGCCACCAAAGCAGACTTTGCCCAATCTGAAGCTGTTATGGACCTGCAGAAGAAAGGATGGGACATCTACAAGATTCAGGAAGATGTTAAGATTGCAAAGGAGAACAACCGCATCGCCGCCATGAAGGCCGCAGCGGACAAGGAGACGAACGACTTGAAGCGGCAGGAGCTGCAGGATAAGTTGAAAGACGCTCAGCTAGCACGCGACCAAGCAGTGCGCGACCGTGTAGCTTCAGTGGAGCAGTCGCGTGGGACAATCGACAATTCACTGAGCACGATTGATCGGGTGTTGCAAAACCCGGCATTGAATGATGTCATCGGGTCAATGGAGGGCAGTTCGTTGTACCCGCATTTGCTGTCAGACAACGCGCAGAATGCGATTGCGGACATTGATACGATCAAGTCGCAGACTTTCCTAACGCAGCTGCAGAACTTGAAGAACGCCTCAGCGACTGGCGCCTCCGGGCTGGGTGCATTGAGTGAGCAGGAAGGCGAGCGGCTCATGAACGGGTTGCAGAGCTTGTCGCGTAAGCTGGGTGAGGATCAATTCCGCGCCAACTTAGGTGAGGTGCAGCGATTGCTGTTGAAGTCGCGTAAGGGGTTAGTTAATAAGTACGGCGTGCCTGACACCATCCCCGATACTCCACAGGTCAAAGCTTCGCCTGAAGAGGTTGAAGCCATCCTGAAGAAACACGGCGGGGGTTGAGATGGCCACGCTTGATCAACTTGAGAGGGCGTTGGTTAACGCCAACAAAGCTGGTGACATGGACGCTGTACGTAAGTTAGCACCGATCATCCGCGCTGAGCGTAAATCGCGTGATAACTTCAACAGCGCGCTAGACCCAACGACGGGGCAGCGTGTAAAGTTGGCGCCTATCCCGGGCGATGGGGACAATGCGCAAATTGCTGGTACTACTGCCGGTCCTGCCCCACTGTCTTTTGGACAGAAGGTCTTAGGTACAGGTGAGGCGGCGCTCACCACAGCTACTGGTGCCACCACTGGTACGCTCGGGACGCTTGGCGGTATGTTGAAAGGGTTAGCGGACGACATCATCTCAGGCAAGTACGGTACGCAGGAAGGGGCGGATATGGTGGCCAAGGCCGCTGAGGAGGGTGCTAATGCGCTCACTTATCAACCACGTTCTGAAGGCGGTGAGCGGATTGTCGGCAAGATGGGCGAGATGCTGGGACCCGCCGCGGGGCCGTTGCTGACAGTCGCACCGGAGCTAGGCATCGTCAGCGACGCAGCTGCGGCTGCGCGGCCGGTAGCACGTGCGGCTGTCGCTGAGCGCGTCGCTCCTATCAAAGCTGCGGCTGCAGACTTGGCCGAGCAGGTGAAATCCAAGATCACTGGCCAACCAGATGTCGCGCCGACGCCAGGCACTGGCCAATCGGCCGGTGCCGCGGCTGTGGATCAAGCAGCGCTCCGCCAAGCGGCTGCTGATGAACTGCCAGTGAAGATGAAGCTGACGGAGGGTCAAAAGACTCGCGACTTTGAGCAGCAGCGGTTTGAGCGTGAAACGGCAAAGCTGCCTGAGACGGGGGAGCCCATTCGACAACGTTTCCAAGAGCAGAATTTACAACTGCAGCAAAATATGGATGCCTTCATTGATTCTACCGGAGCTGAGCT